CGGCAACTAACGGACTTTTCGAGGAGATGGTTAAATTCATGCAGAAATTTGCCGAGACCCAGACCAAATGCTCTGGAGAAACAATCAAAATGGGATATATGGTTGGCGGCAAGCCGATTCCCACCGATCTGCCCGAAGCCCAAGTTGAGGGCGAGGGTTTGACAAAAGGAGAAAACACAATGGAAAACAAAGATTACGGTAAGGAAGTGGAAGATATCAAGGTGCGCCTCGCCAAACTGGAAGAGGCCATGTCTCCCAAAGAAGAGAAAAAAGAGGATTCGGTTCCCAAGATTGAAGTCGAGGTTGAGCCGAAAGAGGAAATGGCGAAAAAGGAAGAGCCCAAGACCGAGGAGATGTCCGAGGTTGTGAAAAAGGTTCTCACCGAGTTCGGCATCAAGCCTGTCCCCGCTTCCCCGGTGATCGAGGAGGCTCCCGCAAAGAAAGAGGAGCCGAAGAACTTCGAAGCCCTTGTTTCGGCTCACCCCGAATACAAGACTTCCAAGCTGAACGCCATGAAAGCGGTCATGCTCTCCAACCCCAACGAATATCGTGAGGCTCTGTCTCGCGGTATTAAGAACATCTAAACAAAGGATACAAATACAATGGGCACTCAAGTTGATGGCTTTTTCAAGAGCTTTACGTTTACCACGGCGATTAGCGCGTTTCGTGCTGTTCAGCCGTCTGCAACCACTCAAGGTCTGGCACAGGCCGCCGTGACCGGGGCGACTCTCGCCATCGGTTTCACGCAGGAAGATGTGGCCGCTGGTGACTCCGGCACGGTCAAGCTGTTCCACCCGACCTACTTTGCAACCGTGTCCGGCACTTGCGCCGTGGGAGATTCGCTCTCCTTCGATTCAAGCGGCCTTGTGACCTCGGCGGCTTCCAACACTATTTCGGCTGGCATCGCTCTCGAGGCGGCCACCGAGACTGGCGCGGTGATTGAGATCGCCGTTCCTCTCAAAGTGGACTAAAGATTAACAACTAAAAAAGGATAAAAGAAAATGAGTTATATTGCTGGCGGTTCTACGATTCGTGCTGACATCAACCAAGCGTTGATCGAAGCTCCTCAAGCTGATGTGGGATTGATCGGAGCGACCCTCCTCCCCCTTCAGAATGTTCAAGCCAAAGCCGGAACCTATCTCAAGGTTCAGCTTGCGGCGGCTGACCTTCTCTCCAACAACTCGGCCATCCGTTCGGCTGGTTCCGAGTTTCAGAGGGGCATTCGTTCATTCAGCCAAGCGAGCTATCAAACCGAAGAGTACGGACTAGAGGAGTTGCTTGATGATGGTAGCGTTGAGGATTTGAACCGCTTCTTCGCGGTGGAGTCCGAAACCGCCCGCTTCTTGCTCCGCCAGATCAAGCTCGGCCACGAAAAGCGTGTTGCCGACCTTCTCTGGGCTGGTTCGACCCCCTTCACCACGGCTGACCAGACTCGCGCCATTGCCTATACGAACACAAACATCGCCACGGTTGATGTTGCTCGTGACGTTGCGGCGGCCAAGCTCGCTCTCAACAAGTTGGGCTATGAGCCGAATTGCATTGCGATGTCGGCCAATGTGTTTGAATTGATTCGCCGTTCCACCCTCCTGCAGAATCAGTTCTTCGGTGTTATCTCCAACACCGGGGCTCGCCTTCTGAGTGAGGCTGAAATCGCGGCGGCTCTGGGCGTGCAGACGCTCGCAGTCGGTCGTGCGGCCTACAACACCGCCAACAAGGGCAAGAGCTACTCTGGGTCGTTCATCGTCCCCGACAGCAAGATCATTGTTGGTCAGATCGCTGGTGGTGAGTTCACCGCTGGCGGAATCGGGCGCACCTTGGTTTGGGCGGCTGATGCGGCTGGGTTCGTCAGCGAATCCTACCGTGATGAGGCTCGCCGTTCCAATGTCCTCCGTGTTCGCATGAACACCGATGAGGTTGTGATCGACAGCAATGCGGCGGTTCGTATCACCACCGACTACTCGGCAAGCTAAAATATAGATTGTGTGGTTCCTCTGAGGGGCTAGAGCCTAAAAACTCTAGCCCCTCTTTCTTTTATGAATTGACATAAATCCCCTCTTGAAATCCTTTATGAGAAATCCTCTGTCTGTTTATCTTATTTGTGGCGGCAATGAAGCCGAATATCTCGAAAGATGCCTTAGCTCCTTCAAGCCCATTGCGAAGGAGTTTGTTGTTTGCTTGGCTGGGGGGAGCAATCCGACAGCCGAGGAGGAAAAAGTTGCACTGGCTCACGGTGCTAGAGTTGTTCATTATAAGAATCAAAGAACGGACTGGCCTCATATAGATGACTTTGCCGCCGCAAGGAACACGGCCTTGGATGCTTGTTCCGAGAAGTGGGCAATGTGGGTGGATGCCGATGATGAGATGCAACCGGGGGCAGAGGCGGTTATTGATGAAGCTATAACTAAGGCAGAGGAAAGGGGCGCACAGCTTATCGCATTTAGGTATTTCGTGGCTAACGCTGGTTTGATCCCACTAAGGGAGATGGTTTCCTTAAGGGGAAAATGCAAGTGGAAGAATCGGGTTCACGAAATGCTTGTGGCTGAGGATCAGTCAAAGATTTTTGGCATAGATAAGGTGGTTAGGGTTCACAATCCTAAGGGATACAAAAAGACTTCGGCAGATAGAAATTTTGCAATTCTTAAAGACACCCTAGAGCCAACCCCCAACGCCCTTTATTATACCCAACAAGAGCATTTTCTAACCCAGAATTGGGCGGATTGTTTGAAGTATGGCAAGCTGGCAATTCAATTTCCAGAGCTAGAGGATACGCTTCGATATGATGTTCTTTGCAACATGGGAAGATGCGCCCCGACAGGCGAGGAGAAGCTAAAATATCTTGGGGAGGCTATCGCCATTCAGCCGGATCGAAGGGAAGCCCACTATTGGATGGCGGTTGAATACTCTGCGAGGGGACAATGGGCAAAGGTCTGGGGAGCGGCAAGGGCGGCGATGAGCCTACCAAGGCCAACCGCCCATTACTGGAACCTAGTTGAGGCAATATACCAATGGCAATGTTTGGATATTTATGAAACTGCCTCTGTTTGTGTCGGCAAAAAAGAGGAGGCCGAAAAAATTAAGAAGTCAAGGCCATCCCCCAAAATCTCAATCATTCACGCAACCAAAGGAAGGCCGCAGATCGCTTGGCAACGGAGGCAACAATGGCTGATGCTGGCAAAAAACCCTCTTGAGATTGAGTGGATTTTTGTTGTCGATCACGATGATCCCCAAGATTACACCCCTCATCAAGCCATCCGATGCAACCCCGGCGGGATCGTCAATGCTTGGAATTATGGGGCAAAAATGGCGAAAGGAGATATTCTGGTTCAAATGTCGGACGATTGGAGTCCGCCTAGACATTGGGATGCCCTAATTTCGACCGCTATTGGGGCTACAAACGAGGAGAAAGTGCTGGCAATATCTGACGGCCTCCGAACCGATAAACTCCTTTGTATGGCGATTATGACGCAAAATAGGCTCGAAAAGCAGGATGGATATATGTTTCACCCAGAATATCAAGAGAGTGATGGCATCTATTCAGACAACGAATTTACAGAAAGGGCTTATGGTGATGGGGTTGTGATTGAAGCCAAACACATTCAATTCAAACATGAAAATCCTTTATTTACAGGCGGGAAGCCGGATGATCTAATCAAACATCACAACAAGCCGGAGTTTTATGAAAGGGGCAAAGCCATCTATGAGAAAAGAAAAGCCGCAAATTGGAATTAGGCCAGCCAAAAAAGGCGAGGATACCAAGGGGCTTGGTATGATTAAATTTGGCAAATCTCGCCAAGACAAAACAAAATATGTGCTTGTTGATATTGAGTATGATAAAAAGGCCGAGAAAGAGCTTTATGAAATTGGGATGGAATTGCTTGCCAAAGACAAAGAGGCAGTCATCAATTATGTGATTGTTCATGCCTTAAAAAATTCGGCAAAACTAAAATGCAAGAAATAACCATTCAAGACCCATTCGGCCAAGCCCTAGCAAAATACAGCGAGGGGCTTTCGCTTGGGGTTGAGATAGGGGGCGGAACAGGGGATGGCTCCACGCAATGTATTAAAACAAGGGAGCTATTTAGTTTTGAGATTCACCCAGACCGCATAGGCCGCCACAAATATAACCTTGACTCAAGGCAAGGCGGAATGGCAATCAACTGGCTCTCCAGCAACCCAATGATGTGGATGAGCCTAAAGGATGTTGAAGATTTTTATAGGACAACCAGAACTAACCTAAATCAATATTACCTAGAAGAAATTACGGAATGGCACAAAGAAGATTTTAGGGTTTCTAAAAATTATACTTGGGGGCATCCATCCATTAAAGATGAGGCCGACTTTCTGCTATTAGATGGAGGGGCATTTTCTGGTCGAGCTGATTTTATGGTTTGGTTTCCCAAGGTTAGAGAAGGCGGAATCATCGCCCTAGACGATACAAACGACATCAAGAACTATGGTAATTATCAATGGCTCAAAACATCGGGGCATGATCTTTTATGGGAGGAGCAATCTTGGAGGAATGGAAGTGCCATCTTTAGAAAATGATCGAGCATATTTATGAAAGGGAATGCTTCGAGGAAAATTGGTTTACCGATCCATATGTCTATAAAACCATAGTTCAAAATTGCAGGGACAATGGAGCCATCGTTGAGCTTGGGGCTTGGAAAGGTAGAAGTTCAGCCTTCCTAGTTGTCGAGGCAAAAAACAAAAGCAAAGACATCCAAGTTCATATTGTGGACACTTGGAAAGGATCACAAGAGCATACGGAAAGCATGGCGGATGGCTTGTATGAAAAGTTTATTTCAAACATGGCTCCCCTCAATGGCCTTTATCATGCCCACAGAATGACAACCAACGAGGCATCAAAATTGTTTGAAGATGGCTCCTTGGATGGTGTTTTTATAGATGCCGATCATTCTTATGAGGCAGTAAAGCAAGACATTCAAAACTGGCTACCAAAAATTAGGGTTGGCGGGATATTGGCTGGGCATGATTATAACTCAACATTCCAAGAGGTAATGAAAGCTGTGAATGAGCTTTTGCATGGGTTTGGGCTTTATGGCCAATGCTGGATAAAAGTATGTTGACCATCTTCACCATCGTCTTAAATGGCGAGCCATTCATAAGCAAAAAGCTAGAAATTTATCAAAAGCTAACTATCCCTTGGCAATGGAGGATTGTGGAGGGAGTAAGCAACCCGATCAACTGCACAAGATGGTGCAAGCAAGTTCCCGACAAATGGCACAAGGAATTTCTATCCATAGACGGAACGCACGAATATTTGCAAAATTTAAAGCATGATAAGGTCAAAATATATTCTCAAAATAAGCCCTTCAATGGGAAGATCGAGATGGTAAACAAGGCCCTTGAGGGCGTGGATTGCGGGGTGGTTATGGAGCAAGACGCTGACGAATTTTGGACAGAAAAACAGATGGAAGATGTTTACAGGCTTTTGATTGACCGAACACCCGGAACCACGGCACAATTTTTTTGCCACTATCATATAGG